CTTAAAAGGAGTAAACTGGCCCGAAGGCCTAAGCCTGACTTTGGTGTCAGACTTACCATTAAAGAATATCTAAAGGAGGTATTCTCTTCGGTCTTTGTTCCTGAGTCCTGTTAAAAGGGTTGCTCAGACAAAGCCTATCAGTAACCTTAACTGCATAGGTACGGGTTTATAGTGAAATCTAGTTTTAACTAGCACTTATACTCCTGTGTCCTATACCTAGCTATTATAATAAATTATAATAGAAGGGTATCATGCATAAATAAATTTCTTTATTTATGTTGTTGATACAACAGATTAAGACAGCTAAAGGTAGCACACTTTAAATTTATTGTATGAATAACTTATACATTAAAATCTTAAAAAGACTTTTAGTATTGTTCTTTCCAAACATAAATCTAAAGCCCTTCTTTAGACCCTTTATATCTTTTCTTTTTAAAAGTAGAGATACAATGGGTTTAGTCCATACTATTAAGTATTATAAACAAATGAGACTACATTGTACAAGGTACATATGTGGTTCTCCATTGTTGACTAATACTATGAGTATTGGACTGACTAAAGATGGGTGGCCAAAAAGACTTTTATTCTTAAAGAAATTTGTTGATAAAGGTGGCTTAACAAATTTAAAATTTGTTTTAACAATTTTAAATTTTAGTCGTTCTTGGAAATTAAATTCCAAAGAGTGAGCTAAAGTTGAGCCAAACTACTCAAGTATTACGGATCTTCCGAAAGGAAAATACAAAATACCTGGAGGTTTTATTAACAAATTTGTTAAAGAATTCTCATTAAAAAGAAAACTTCCCTCTTTTAAGTTAAAAGATATATACTTGTCAACTAAAGCTGGACCAGAAGGTCCCGCTGTAGTTAAATCTTACGATAGTCTATTATGTTATAGCTATCCTGAGATGCAAGCAATATTGAATTTAACTGATAAAGATGGTCAAGATTTCTTTACCAAATCTTATCGCTATGCTTGGGATAATGAAATCTATCCAGAAAAATGTAAATTTAATGGAAAGCTTTCATTTATTAAAGATCCGGAAGCTAAACTTCGTATAATAGCCATTAGTGACTATTTTACTCAATTATATTTAAAACCAATTCATAATATTATTATGAATATTTTAAAAAATAATTTAAGTTTAACTGACCGTACCTTTACTCAAGATCCCTTACATGGATGAGACTTGGATAATGAGCATTGCTTTTATTCATTAGATCTGTCTTCGGCAACTGATAGATTTCCTATAGATTTACAACGTAGACTTTTAGTTAGAATCTTCAATGAAGAATTCGCTAATAGTTGAAGTTGATTATTATCTAATAGAAAATTTAAGTTACCAAAGGCTGACTCTTATGTACAGTATACAACAGGTCAACCTATGGGAACTTATTCGTCTTGAGCTGTATTCACTCTAACCCACCATTTACTTGTGCACTGATGTGCATATTTAAATGGAGTTAAAAACTTTAATCAATATATGATTTTAGGTGATGACATTGT